CGCGTCCCCAATACCATGCGTACTCGCATTTCAAACAAGATTGCGAACGTAGAGCGTCAGAGCCTTCTGAAGACGCCCAAGCCTTTAAACCAGTAACGCCCCCCGCCACACAACAGCCCTCGGGGGGCGCGTCGCGTCTCAATCTTTTAAAGAAACAGGCTATAACGCCACCAGTTTCTCAACCTAAACGCATCAACACCAATTTTCCAGAGACGATGAACGTGACCGTCCCTGGTACCAATAAGCGGGTTCACATCGAGCGCAACGACAAGAATTCTAAATGGCGATTTTATAACCCAAATAATGCGAAGAAGTATGAGCTCCTCAACAGAAACACCGAAACTCCTCGCATACGCAACATCAACAACGTCGGCTCCGGAAACCTCTTCAAGCAGGAAAACTGAGTGCGCCCACCTCCACTCGTCAGATCACGGTGGGCCCGAGCACAACAAATTTGTACGTCCAGTACCCTATATTGACGCGCGTCAAAAACGTCCTTAATTCAGTTGAAAATACGGAAGAGTCGACGGGCAAGGCCCAGCACAGAATTCTCAAGACTCAGCAGGTTCCTGGATTCAAAGGGCGTTTCGGTGCCTACATGAACAAGTTCAACTGGACGGCACTGAAAAATGATCCAAGATTAACAGCGGCCCAGAAAAAGACGGTGAACAAGATTTTGGTTTCTCTTCAGGTTCCAGCACGAGACGATTATAGAAACAGACCAGCAATCACATTCGATACGACGGGCATGACGGTCGCACAGGTGAACGCCAAGATTCGTAAAAACTTGAATCAGAAACGGGTTCGTAACGAAAACAACAAGAACGTTTTCCAAAACGTCAAGCAGACGTTCAATCCACAACCGGCATTCAAGCCAACCTACGGAATGTTCTAAATTAAATTATTCACTAATAATACAAAATGGACGTTGACTGGAGCAAGAATGTTGTGCCCTTTATCGTGTTTTTCCTCGTCGCCAACCCAGAGACCTTCAAGCTGACTCGCAGCCTGTTCGGAAGCTGGGTAGGCAGCACCTACGGCGTCCCCAGCAACATGGGTCTGCTTCTGCACGCCCTAGTGTTCGTGCTCCTGGCCTGCTTCGTGGCGCGCCTGGTCTACGGCAAGCGCGTGTCCACATACGGCATGATGGGCTACTAAATTCTCAACTAAAATTAAATGTCTTCGTTCTATGTGATTCCGTTTTTGGCCTATGTCCTCGTCGCCAACCCAGCGATGTACAAGGCGGTTCGTGGAATCCTCGGCGGTTGGGTCGCTAGCGCAGAGGGACTGGCGTCTTTCCCAGGCCTTCTGCTCCATGCTTTGGTTTATGTTTTGCTTGTGGGTTTCCTGATGCGTGTTCTGCCACAGATCTCTGGGTTCGAGACACGCAAGGATCAGCAGGCCGAGGAGTACGTCCACTGGGCCAAGCGGAATGAGGTGGCCTAAAACTCCTCGTCAAACCTGACCCCGTCCCCCTCTGTAATCATATGCTTTGAATAATCCCCGACCCGCTTCTCAAAGAAGTTGGTCTTCCCTTCCAACGAGATGTTCTCCATCCAGTCGAAAGGGTTACTGGCCATGATTTTGTGCTGCGTACAGCCGAGCTGTGAGAGAAGGCGCTGAGCCACAAACTTGATGTATTCACGCATCGAGTCGGCATCCATTCCGATCAGTTGGCACGGAAGAGCCTCGGTAATGAATTCCTTTTCAATTTCCAGCGCTTCAATAACGATCCGAAACACTGTGTCGTCATCCAGCTTATCCTGAAGGTGTGAATACAGCGTCACCGCAAACTCCTGATGGAGCCCCTCGTCCCTACTGATCAGCTCGTTGGAGAAACTCAGGCCTGGCATGAGGCCACGCTTTTTGAGCCAAAAAATAGCACAGAACGAGCCAGAGAAGAAGATTCCTTCCACGCATGCAAAAGCTACGAGACGCTGTGCAAACGAGGCTCCAGGATTCATCCACCGCATGGCCCATTCCGCCTTTTTCTTAACAGCTGGTACAGTCTCTATAGCCTTGAACAGACTCGCCTTTTCCTCGGGGTCCCGGACCAACTTGTCAATCATGAGCGAGTACGTCTCGGAGTGGATAGACTCGTTGAAACTCTGGTACGAGTAAAATGACCGAGCCTCGGCAATCTGAACATCCTTTGAAAAGTTCATGTCTATATTCTCCATCACAATTCCGTCTGAAGCGGCGAAGAATGCCAGGACCGTCTTGATGAAGTGACGCTCCGAATCATTCAGGCGATCCCAATCCTTGAGATCCGCTGCAAGGTCAATCTCCTCGACAGTCCAGAAAGATCCTATAGCTTTCTTATACAATGCCCACAGATCCGGGTACCGTATAGGAAAGGTTGTGAAGCGCGACTTGCTCGGGGCTAGAATCGGATCCAGTTCCGAAGGAACTGTCCACGCCTTCTCCATTATTAACTTAGCCCGTGATTTTTTTATAAGGAAACAAACCCCTCGTAAATATATACGATGGAAGACGTTGTGAAACATGCGGCGCTCCGCATCAAAATTCACGGCGTTCCAGGAACGGTCATTCATCACTTGGCGTTGCTGAAGCGTTCGCTTGAACAGAAAGGCACCAAGACTGATATGGTCAAGGGATGGTGTGTGATCGAACAGACTAAAGAGTCGTGTGAACACTATTGGCTTCGGGATGTCGAAACGGGTCTAGACATGGACCTAGGGTTTGCTGTCGCTAAACTTCGTACGCCCGAACTTGCCGCTCTCCATCCCGTGCTCTTGGAGAATCTTCCTCCAGGATTGACTCGTTCAGATTCGGAGGAGACTCTGATTCGGGCGGAGAATTCTCGCCTCTACGATTTGTTCCAAGAAAACCCCAAAGCATTTTGGCGCGAGTCCCCTCGGGAGGTGACATCTTTCCATATGAAGTGAAACTCCTTTCAAGATCAGCTGACGATCGTCTAGGGGATATGCTCGCCACGGCGGCCGATGCGAGATTCATGAAGCTCATGGGTTTGGGCACCGGGGGCTGTTGACCGAGGGCCAAAAAGTTTTGAATCTTCTTTTCAATTGGATTCGATTGTTCGAGAGCGGCGTTGAATTCAGCAAAGCACTCCTGTAGGAACTGTTGACCGACCGTTCCACGCTGTTCACGGTCTATGCTCATCTCCTTGGAAATCTTGAGCGCCAGCCGCTTCATGAGGATACCCGACCGCAGTGCGTTCGCCATCTTCTCATTAATTTTCATATACAATTGAATCGATCCTAGAATACCAGTTCCGGCTGATAAAACGGCGTTCAGAATACTTACATATGTCTGAATCAAAAACTCATTCAGAGAAATGGCCGTAAGTGCGTTAATGGATGATATGACCAGGATAGGGATATTGAACCTAGACGACAATGTGTGATAATACTGATAGTCTTTATTAAAGTACACGTGGTACGCATTACACTGTGCCTCAATCTTTTTAAGATACGCCTCTTCCTTGTCATGCCAGGGGTCTTCCTTCATCTTGTTACTAGAGGCCTAAAAAAATTTGTCATTGTCGGCAAATTCCACGATGCTAGAAATACGCGGGGGGAGTCGACCCTTGACGCTCTTGTAAACCATGCTAAACAAAGGGTTGCTATTTGTAATCTTAATCTTTTCCAGAAGGCCCTTTTCCGGTCGAATCTCAATCATGAGTTTCAGGAGATGAAGAGCCGTATCTGAATTTAGTTTTGAAATTGGAACCCCCTTGAGGTTCAGCTCGATGATTTCCTTGAGACCGTGCTTCTCCACGTAATCATCGAGTTGCTGAATGACCGGCTTGATGGCCATCGAGAACGCCTGGGCCTCGAGCGCAGTCTTGGGCTGACGCTCGATGTACTTTGCCCCCAGGAATTCAATGTACAGGTGGCGACCCTGTGGATAGAATACGAGAAGGTCGCTCATTCTTACAGTGAGTACCTTTTAGCCTTTTATCTGTATATCCTGTAATACAGTGAAGTCAAGAGGAGGGTTATTATCACGATTCCCAAGTATGTTCCATATTCTTGTAGAAACCAAATTACATTGTGAAATATTGGGACGCGGTCTATGTCCACCCCTATACCACTGTTGAGCAAGTCGTGTTTCGCAAGACGTTTTATAGCATAAAATGTTTTTAAAGGAATTTGTGCAAGCTGCTTGTCGGCACCGCGCCAATCCTTGGGTTCAAACGCCAAGAGTTTTTGGGCCGCCTCTTTTGTAATGAGATAACACATTGTGCCGAGACAGCGCCCTTCCAAAACGTCGCGCGTCGCGGGACCATCGTAAATCGGGGAGACGTGCTCCAGATACACAATGTCCCACTCTTTTGGAAGTTCAATTTCGCTGACGTGCTTTTTAAAATCAGGTAAAAGCTCTATGTCATCCTCCATAACTAGAGCAATATCATAACCATTTTTCACCATGTCGTTCCATATATTATAGTTCGACATGAGACAACCAAATTCACCTGGATGGATTTCAGGTCTGACGTTTTCTTTCGTTATTCCATGAGCCGATGAATCGAATGCTGGTATAAATTCCACATCAAGGCCCTCGCGCTCAAATTCCTTTTCAATTAGTGTCCGCCGCTCTTTTGCGCGTTCAAGGTTGATGCAGTACATATGAGGTTCGATCATAACTATCATAAGCGTCTAAATTTTATTAGAAATATTAACGCAGATTGCAACAGAATTATCCAAAACAGGAAATTGTTCCTGACAATGAGATAAACCGGTGAGATCCACTGAACTGCCGGGTGCATCCATGAGCATGCGTATTTATGATTCAGAACCGTCCGCTTTGTTATCCGCCCCCACGGTTCTATAATTTCAGGATCCAATATGGATATATCATCTAAATAGTGATTTAAGAAATAACTAGTGATTGTGGGCCCCGTTTGAACTTCTTCCTCGAAGTGCACGTCTGGATCAGATGATTTATTTTCAATCAGAAATTCAATAAAGTGTTTCATGATTGGATGGCGTTGAGAACAAGCGATCGTTGCACAGTTGAACATGATGGTTCCTTTGGGGCACAACCCACGGTGACACATCCATGATTCAAACTCGGATCTCTGCGACCATTTGGATATAATCAAATTTTCATTTGAAATTCCTGGGATTTTGTCAAGGGGACGGAGACACTCGGCGTCACAGTCTATTGAAATTCCCCCATAATTATAAAGTACTATGTAGCGTCCAAAAACAATTTTCCGCATCATATGGCGAAACCCATCAAACTTGTCGAGGGCCTCGGGGCTGAACTTTTCACACTCGTCCCTCAAGGACTGCTCGTCCCAGGTTTGGTGTTTCCAATTTTGATTCAAAATTCTTAAGGACTCTACATTCTTGGAATATTTTTCAGGCAATTGGTCCCAACCCTGAAACCAAATCTGGTGCGTCACCTTCGGAATCTGCCCCATCTACTTCAGAGTCCACACAATTTTGATCAGGAATTAACGTGATCATATTCCTCATGAAAGGTGGGAGGAACCCACGAACCGCCCCCACGAGGGTATTGAAGAATGCCCCCCCTCCGGACACCTGGCAATTTTGTAGTAAAATACAATTTTTGGTATGCTCATAGACGTTCCAAATCATTCGCATCGTGGGCATGGGCTTGAGGTTCCTAACTTTGATGCCCGTCAGGTCAGCCGAACACACCTGCTTCAGACCCCTCTGAAGACACAGAGTCTGAATTTGGTCAAGAACTGGATAAAGCTCCTGACAAAACTCGTCGGTGGCTTCGGTCGTACTCGGCTGTAACTCTATGAGCTTCCCGACGAGGATGTCCACGTAGAGAATCTTGGCCTCCTCATCCGGTTGGAACCTGAGCCAGTCGACTGACGCCATCTATAAAGACCAGGGGTTTATAAAAACACAACCATATCGCGGAAGTACTTGGGTATGGCCAAGCTAACAGGCTGATAAAGCATCCTGAATACGAATCCCGTATTCACAAATTGAATCTGTCTCAAGAGGTTATCGTCGCGCGTGTACTCCACCACCTCCCTGACGATACCAACAATCATACGGAATCTGTCTATTTTTATAATTCCAGAACTCGTCAGATCCGCCTTGATTATCATACCTGAAGACTTTTCACGAATTTCCTGAATCATGGGTTTGATGGCGTCCAGTGAAACGCCATCCGCTGGATAATCCTTGACGAAAAGAGTAACGTGGGCTACGTCGTCACTGTCCCATATACATTTCATAAAATCCATCTAATTTAAGTATAGATTTTATGGAACGTGTGTTTTCATCAGGTGGGGTTCGAACCCACGAGGTCTTGCGACCATCAGATCTTAAGTCTGACTCCTTGGACCAACTCGGACACTGATGAACAGGTTTCAACTGACTCTGGCGGGGGTCGAACCCGCGACCTCCAGCTTGCACCCCACTCAAGAACTGCGTTCTTTCGTAGAAGGCTGGCGCACTATCCAATTGTGCTACAGAGCCTGCTCCAACCGAGGATCGAACTCGGATTTTCGGCTCACTCGCATGAAAATTCAATTTTCATAAGACCGATACACTAACCAGTTGTGTTATTGGAGCCTGGGGCCTTCACCCCAAACTACTAACGACTTTTTTCTTTAACACTAGTAAGTGATGACCCAACATGACCTCGTTCGGACATTGGGCGTCGCGTGGGTTGGTGTCCTTTGCTTCGTCTTTGCGTTCTTCGTTTCCAGACTTGTTGACAATTTTACACCAAAATTGGACAAAGCCAAGCCAAAGTGGATGACCTTCCTCGAGGTTTGTGTCCAGTTTGGAATCGTAGGTATGATTGTCTACGGTGCCCGAATTTTCATCAAGAAGGTGCCCTTCCCCTTGGACGGCGTATCAGGGTACGAGCACTCTGCGCTCGGTGAGCTCCGCAGTCTGCCCCTGCTGGTCTTTATTTTCATGTTCTTCCAGGTGAAGACGCAGGAGAAGATGAAGTTTCTGAGTACCTGAAACATTCCCAGAGGTGCCGGGCGTGCTTGGGCCCCGATAAAGCCGAGAACTCGTCGATCGTGTACTCATCACCCATGGACGTGTTACACTTGGCGCATATCGGGCGGAGGTTGTTGATGTCGGTCGCACCTCCTTTAGATTCTGGTTGGTTGTGGCCCACGTGAAACTGAAAAGGCGTCATTACGTTTTCACACCACGTCACGAGGCACTTGTGTTTAAAGAGCCTGTCCCCGCAATAAAGAATCCAAACCTGCTCTCTCAACGCACATGGAATTTTAGCCTTCATAATTTATTATTAAATACAAACTTTAAGCCTTCGAAAAACACATAAGGATCCTTCCCAAAAACGACTTGGGTACCGGTGGCGGTGGCTCCTCAAGATCGAGGACGGTGAGCTTCTCATGAAACTCCTGATTCTCCCCCTGGCCAGGGACCTCACATTTTCCATTCTTAATTGCGTAAACCTCGAGGCGTGACAGGGTCACGGACCCGAGCCGAAAGTCCTCAAAGGCTTCACACGTCACGGGGACGATAGGCTTGATGAGGTCATAGACTTGCTTCGCCAAGTCCCGAATCTCCTTTTGGGCATGGTCATCGATACGAAGCTGCAGAAAGTGAAGCAGGTTGTGAAGGTTAATTTTCCAGTAAAATTCGGTAAAGGTACATTGAGGTAGGTGCGCCCTGGCCAGTTCACGGGAGACGCCCTTGGCGATCAGTTCGTCATAGACGTGGAAGGCCAGATCGCACGAAGCCTTTTGCTTGGCCAGAAGGTTTGAACCGCCCTCATCGAGAGGCTCCTCTCCACCCTGTCCGCGACTCTTGGCCTGCTTGCGGAGTTCCTCGGGCAAGAAGAAGCCCGTGTCGACGATAGAGTAACGGGCGCTCATCTCATTCACACTGGCCGTACGGTGACGGAGCCACTGACGCGCCACGTAGATGGGCGCCTTGATATGAAACTTGAATTCGACCATCTCAAACGGCGTCGTGTGCTTGTGACGCATGAGATAGCGGATGAGGGCCCGGTCATTGCTGACGGACTTGGTCCCGGCTCCGTATGAAACACGGGCAGCCTGTACGATTGCGGCGTCTGATCCCATGAAGTCTACGAGGCGGACCGCCATTTTACTTTCTAACGATTGAAGTCTTTATAACTTTGAAAAATAACGCGCCTGAGGTATAGAGTACCCATTCTTCAATAGACGTTTGAATTTTCTTTCAATGTTATTGGCTCTTTTGGCCGCCGGACTAAGGCTTTTCTTTTTCGGGGTTTTTTTACGATCAATTAATGACCGAAGTGTTTTGAACATTTATAGTAGTGTATTTTTTTCAATCGGAGCTAGACGATTGAAAAAAAACGCTCCCGGCAGGGGTCGAACCTGCGACTTTGAGGTCTTCCGCAGTTACTATAAATAACAGCCTCACACTAACGATACATAAATACTACCGGCTGAGTTACAGGAGCCTGATGAACATTTTAACGACGTGTTCAGGTCGTTCTGACTTGGGTGATTCGAACACCCGACCAGCGGAGCCCCGCCAACGGTCTAGAAGACCGGAGCCTACAATCCGATGCGCTCTAGTGAAAATACCACTGCGCCAAAGTCAGAAGAACCTTTTAGCGACTTGTTCAGGTCGAGGGAAACGCATAGCGTTCTGCTTCCAATGAGTTTTGATCTCATTACCTCCCGCTTACTAAACGGGTGCTCTACCAATTGAGCTATGGAAGCTTTTTAGGTTCCAGCGTGAATCGAACACACATCTACAGAGTCAGAGTCTGCTGTACTAACCGTTATACTATGGAACCGCTGACCCTGACGTGTGTCGATCACGTCGCCTTCAGAACTTCAGTCTGACGCTCTCCCAGATGAGCTACAAGGTCGGGTATGTTATTACACACTAAACAAATTTCACTAATTTAACGCACCATGCCCACGCCGGGATTTGAACCCGGGTTTCACCGGTGAAAGCGGTGTGTCCTGTCCGACTAGACTACGTGGGCGCTGACCTGCGCACACCGGGAATTGAACCCGGCCTTGAACCTTGGAAGGGTTCTGTACTAACCACTATACTATGTGCGCTGCCCACGCCGGGATTTGAACCCGGGTTTCACCGGTGAGAGCGGTGTGTCCTACCTACTAGACTACATGGGCGCTGACCTGTTGGGATGATCACATGACGTGCACAGAACGCGTTTTTCGCACCCGGCTAGTTCATACTAAAAATCTTCTTCACCCCCTCCATCCTGACGCGGCACCCTGGGCACTGGACCTTGTTGGTCGTCCTCACAAAACACGCGTCGCAAATCACGTGACCACAGGGTTCGATGAACAAGTCAACAAGTCGATCCAAGCACACAAAGCAAGTGAACTTTCCGTACCTTTCAACTCCCGTGTCCAGTAGCACCTTCTTCATCGCCTCTAGCCTACCTTGTAGCTCCCCGCATTGTTGAGTCAGGGTAGAGATCCCTTCTTCGGACTCGTAATTGTTTAATATATCTTCGAGCTTTTCCTTTAAGTCCGGAGAGTTGACGTTCTCAATCATCATTTGAAGAACATTCATCTCTTCTTGCTTTTCGTTCAGGGCCGCGAGGTTTACAGTCAGCTGAGCCCGCGTCTTGACGAATTCAGATTTGAATTTGCCCAGCTCTTTGTCAAAGTCTTCCCACGCGGATCCGAGTTCACATGGGACGGACTGGACGGGCGCTGGCGAATGGGGCGCCAAGACCGTCTCTAAAAGGCTCCGAGCTTCCAGGTAGGCAAAGTTCATGATTTACTAAATAAAAATGTCCTTAAGTATTAAATGTTGGCACCCGGCCTGATATTCGCCGTGGCAGTCGCGCTCATCCTCTTCGGTCTCCAGTCATTCTTGACAGCCTACAGACGCAAGTTCGCCAACGAGATGATCAAGGCGGCCACTATGATTGTCATGGGTCTTTTCCTGATGTATTTCTGGAGCACCATCAGCGCGCCTTCGGTCGGGTACAACACCAAACCGCCCGGTTATTAGGCGCCTCACCCAAATCTGAAATGAATTTAAAAACGGAACCCACGAGGCCAGACTCCACGAGAGCCTTGGCCTCAGGGCATTCTTCACCGATCCACGTCAGGACAATTTTGGAATCCTCCTCGGACAGGCCACTGAGTTTGATTTCATCCACCATGTGAATAACTGTAGTGAAAGTCTGAGACTTGATGGCGTTAAACACGCGCTTCAATGTGACAGCCCTGGTCGCGTCAAGAATCTCCTCTATACTCGCACCTGGCATCAGGACGGTCACAGCCTTGACGAGCGCCGCATCGACGATCTCAATCCGCCCAACCAGTTCGTCCATTTATTTTATAATGTTTTATAATAATAAATGGCCGTTGACGCTTATACCATTTTCCTCGGCCTTTTCGTGCTCCTGTTCCTCGGTCTGGGAATTTCCAACTTTGTCGAGACGAAGAACGAGCAGGACCAGACGACGGGCCGTGCATTCTTCGCCATCCTGTTCATCGTGCTGGGCCTTGGACTAATTCCACTTAAAATAAGCAACCCCTAAAGTACCAAGAAGATGAAGCACCTCGTCGGACACATTGAAGGCGTGTGGATCTCTCGGGTCATTCACCTCGAGAAAATTATGTATCGAATCGCTGAAAGGTGCGGGTTCACAGTCGTGGGCCGATCCTTTCACCAATTTGAACCCCATGGAGCCACGGGAGTTCTCGTGCTTTCCGAGAGCCACTTTAGCGCTCACACGTATCCTGAATTGAACAAGATTTACATCGATGTTTTCTGTTGCTCCCCTAATTTCGACACTGAACTGACCTCTCTCGTCATTGAGGAAGAGTTTGCGGCTCTGAAGGGGACGTGGAAGGTTGTGGGGCGGTAGGTTTCTTTCTTCCCCTGTACAAATCGAGTTCTTGACGGGGTATATCAGGAAACTCGGCTTCACATGTAGAAATCTTTTTACATTGTTCTATAAAAGTTCTAGGGTCCATGACTCCTTTCATGTAATTACACGCCCAGCAGCATGGAACTGTATTTTCTGTGGTATAATTACCTTCAGGATCGAGACGATCGATTCCATTAAGACGCTTTGTGAGATCTATGTGTTCACAATAAACACATTTTGTTGTCATCATTGTTCCAGCTTCTTCGTATGTCAATTTCCATTCACGATTTTTTGACCGAGCACTTCTTTTGTAACTACCTATTCGGTCGTGTACGTTGAGTTTTTTCCACTGCGCAAGACGTTCAAGAGCCTTTTCATTTCTTGACCATTTGCATTTTTGTTCCATATCATGTTCCTTTTCAGCGATTTCTCCATTTCTTTTCTTCTTTCCGTAATCAACCCAATATCCTTCATCGCGCATTTCATTTTTCAGATTTTCATGGAATTCTTTGCGTTCCGGACGACTATCGTTCTTTTTTCCCTTCTCACGGCACTTTAAGCATGTTTTACAGGGGTTTCCATTTTTGGTCAAAAACTGCGCAAGAGGCTGTGGAGCTCGTGTACAATTCGTACATTCTTTCAGTTCTTCATCACTCATATAAAGTTATAGTAGGTTTTATTCTTTAAGCCCCAGGAACCTTGAACGTTCTTGGGGCCGAAGCCCAGTCATAACCAACTGTTCTCTCCTGCCCGTATTTTTGGCGAGTGGGGTTAACCACCCATATGAAATATAATGCATGCCAATCCTCCCACTCAGTTCGAAAAAGCGAGCCCGCCCATCCCGCTCTGAATTCTGAGGATGTTGTAGTTCACCGCGAACATCTTCTGCAGAGGCGCCGCCAGGGTCTTCATGTTCAGGGACACCTGAGCGTTGTCAATGCGCGAGAAGTTGCAGGTGCCGGTTGGCTGGTGCTCCTCTGGCTGCAGGGCGAAGGAGTACACGTAGATGCCTGGGTAGGGCGTGCCCGAGTGGTACACGTATGGCTGGTACTGGTTGAAGTACTTGCCCAGCTGCTCCTTGAAGCGGTCCTGGCCGTTCAGCACCAGCTTGAAGTCCTTCATTGGGCCAACCTCCTTACCGGCGGCGGAAGCCACAGCGGTGCCCTCCTCAATCCAGAAGATGTTGGAGGTCGAGGCGGTGTTGCCACCGAACAGACGGGGAGCACCCACGGTGTGTGGCAGGACGGAGCTGCCCAGCAGAGCTGGGGCCACGTTGGCCGTCACGTTCACGTTCTGGGCGCTGGTCGAGAAGTTCCACATGCTGTTGGTGGCAGTGGAGGCGGTGTTCTGGTAGCACCACACCAGCTCCTTCACTGGGTGGTTGAAGGACAGGCGCACCGTCTGGGCGACGGAGGTGATGGAGTCACCGCCGGTGTGCTGCACCTGCTCGATCAGGTACTCGTGGCCCTTCTGGGCGAAGCGGCGACGCTCCTCAGTGTCCAGGTACACGTAGTTGGCCCACACCTCGAACACCTGGGAAGAGGCGCCGAAGTAGTTGGTGAAGGTGGACGTCAGGTCGAAGTCCAGGCGGACCTCGTGGTACTGCAGGGCAATCAGGGGCAGGTACAGGCCGGGGTTGCGGTTGAAGAAGAACAGCAGGGGCAGGTACACGTAGTTCTTGTTGGTGGTGTCGTTCAGCTGGGTGGTGGTCAGCTTGCCGTAGTTGATCTTGTCCGCCTCGTTCAGGAACACCTCGGCGTACAGGCGGAACCACGCCTGGTAGTGCTTGTCGATGCGCTGGCCACCGATGGTCAGCTCCACGGCCGCAATGGCACGCTCAGCCACCCAGCACAGGTCAGCCGTGCTGTTGTCCGAGGTCAGGTTGGCAGACGCCGCCAGGGTGGGCTGCAGAGCCACGTACATGTTGCCGACCAGATCGCCGTTGCGGGCAATGGTCACGGACACACGGCCGCTGTTGGAGGGCGTGCCGTTCACCGTCTGCTGGATGTTCTCCATCGCAAAGTTGGTGTGGCGCTTGTACACCGCCTGGAAGAAGGTCACCTTGGGCTGACCGGTCAGATAAACGTCCTGAGCGCCATAAGCAACCAGCTGCATAAGTCCACCTGCCATGATCGCTTTGTAATATCCCCCAAGAAAAAAATTTAGACTGATTTCCATTTGAACCCGCCTGCCGACCGCGCCTTTCCTTTACAACACTTACTTATAGTTCGTGAACCACTATTAGTCACCCTGGTAGCTTCGTTCAAACTATCATACTCGGCTATAAGGGTCTTGCCGTCGAACGACCACTGCTGAATTTTCGTAAACTTCAAAGGTTCGTTCGTCCGAACATCTTCTGGATTCACAAACTTCCAATGAAAACCCCCGGCCGTATTGCGTTCTCCTTTACATACTTTACATATATGACTTCCATCGGAACCTGTCGCTCTCGTCGCTTCCTCGACCGACTCGAACGTCCTGAGGAGTTGGGTCCCGTCCTTTGACCACTGCTGGACGGCCTTGCGGTTCGCCTCCTTCAGGAGCTCCTTGGCATCCTCGTCATGATGCTTCCCAAACATGGCATGGAGCCCGCCTGAGCGGACAGAGCTCATAAGTTCCTTTGTGTCCTCATGAAGCACCTTGTTCTTGTTCCCGCCAGTCTCATTGTTGTATCCGCCTGGGGCCAAGGTTCCACGCTGGGCAATCTCCCGGATCTCGAGGTCGTCCAGGCGCTCTTGCCAGTTTCCGTCCCTGGGGAAACTGTGAAGAATTTCAATTGTAAATTGGTCCCATCCGTATAGACGAATGGCGTTGTACAGGTGTCTTTTCCGGCCGTTGTTAACGTCGGAGATGTGACCGTTCAGGCGAATTTGAAAGTCATCCTGAACCGTCTGACCTATATATTCCTTGTATGGAGGAGCTCCGCTCCGACCGAAATTCTCTGGAATTTCTCGCTCGAGCTTGCACTTTATTGAATACACAAAGGGCATGCACTACTGAAACTAGCGTAGATTTCTTTAGACGAGACGTGCGCCCAGGAGACGCGCCGATTTTCTGGCACCCTATTAAATGTCTCGCGTGCCACGCCCGCCACCCCCAAGCCCCCCACACGAGGACGAGGAGGACGAGGAGGACCTGGACGATACAGAGGAGATGGACGAGATGGACTTTGGCGACCCCATGGAGGCCCTGGGCGCTTTCCTGGCGACCGAGGACGGTGAGACCGTCGCCACCGCCCTGGTGGGCCTGAAGGATGCGACCGAGAAGATCGCCCTGAACCTCGAGATGCAGAACAAAATTCTGGTCAAAATTCTGTCAGCCGTGTCCAGTGTGAAGGGCTGTGAGTGCAAGGTGCAGCCGCAGTACATCGCCGCACCCGCTTAAAAAAGTCTGCCCCATTCTTAGTAATGTCAAGCGCCAAGAAAGTCCACACAATCCAGAAGGAGATTACTCCCGAACACGATGAAGAAATTCGGATGGCTCACCATACCACCGAAGTCAACTCATGGACGATCGAGGAACTTGAGTCAAAAATAACTCAAGCAGAGACCGATGCTGGTTTTCACATTCGAGCAAACACTCTCGCGGCTGACAAGTCGTGGGCGTACGTCTTGTTTCTGAATGACCAGGAGCGTGATGCGGATGGCTATCCGCGCAATCATATAGTAGAACACGTGAAGACGCGCAAGGACCGTTTCGTCAACAGTTGTAGGACCCTCCTGACGCGTGTGGATAATCTCAACGCCAACAAGCGTCCGAGCAAGGATGTGAACGGGGAGGAATTTACGATTGAATTTCGGATCCGTCGCCTGATTGTCGACCGTCAGGAGATGTTTGAACAGTTTCGCATCTGGGACCGTCGGTTCAACCGTATCAACAACCCGACGCTCGCCATAGACAACAACGACTCGTCCCTGAAGGATGACGATTCCAACACGCCTTACCAGAAGCTTCTCTTGTTTCTGCTTCATCAAGCGTATGACGAGGGGTATCGCCGGTACCGTGACCAATGTTGTATAGAAATTCGAAACACCCGAGCCTGGAAGCAGGTCAAGGAGATCAAGGACTTTGTGTACGACACGACACAGAAGGAGGACAATCCTGAGATGTGGAAGAACCTGACGAGCCGTGGGGGCCTCGTGGGTGATGTCGTGCGTCACCTCACCAACTGCAAGGATTTTCAGTTTCCAGAGATCAAGAAGGATCGGCACACGTGGTCGTTCCAGAACGGCCTATTGGCGGGCAAGGATTGGGACGTCGCGCAACAAAAGTACCGAATCAAGTTTTACCCTTACAAGTCGCGGGAGTTTCGGGAATTGGATCCCACGCTCGTGAGCTGTAAATATTTCGACTTGCCGTTCGATTCGTACGATGAGATCGAAGACTGGTACGACATTCCCACGCCGCATATGCAGTGCGTCCTGGATTATCAGAAGTTCGATGCCGATGTGTGTAAGTGGATGTACGTATTCTGTGGCCGTCTGTGCTTCGAGGTGAATGAGCTGGACGGTTGGCAGGTGATTCCGTTCCTGAAGGGTATCGCGCGTTCTGGCAAGTCGACCCTGATCACGAAGGTTTGTAAGTTGTTCTACGAGTGTGAAGACGTTGCGACCCTCTCGAACAACATCGAAAAGAAGTTTGGTCTCCAGAGCATCTACCGTGGGTTCATGTTCATCAGTCCTGAGATCAAGGGTGATCTTCAACTCGAACAGGCCGAGTTTCAGTCTCTGGTGTCAGGCGAGGACGTGTCGGTGGCGCGAAAGAATGAGACGGCGCTGAGCATGCAGTGGAAGACGCCAGGTATTTTGGGCGGAAACGAGGTTCCCAACTGGAAGGACAATTCAGGGTCTATTCTGCGTCGCTTGGCCACGTGGAACTTTGGGCGTCAGGTGGCGGATGCCGATCCCCATCTGGATCAGAAGCTCGAGCAGGAGATTCCCGCGATTCTGTGCAAGTGTCTACGGGCCTATCTCGACTATGCGCACAAGTACTCTGACAAGGACATCTGGAACGTGCTCCCCAAGTACTTCAAGACGGTACAGAGCCAGATTGCGCAGGTTACGAACGCGCTCCAGCACTTTCTGTGCTCGGAAAAGTTCAAGTTTGGTCCTGGCCTTTTCATGCCCCAGACGCTATTCATCGCACGGTTCAACGAGCACTGCAAACAGAACAACCTCGGAACGCATCGGTTCAATCAGGACTTTTACGCGGGCCCCTTCAGTGCCAAGGAACTCGAGGTTCGGGTGGACTCGCAGATTTACAACGGAAGCGCATATTCTACGCAACCGTTCATCTTCGGTCTCGACTTTGTGGCACAAGAATAAAATGTAAGAAAACAGTAATATGGAATCCATCGAGGATCAGACGCGAGCTCGGATCGCCAAGTTTCAGAAACTATGGCGATCCAAGCGCGTTTTCACAAACAACCAGGGAGCATGGAAAGTGTCCCCATCTGCACTCACTGCCAAAATTGTCACTTTCAAACTGCCGACGAATTTTAAAATGGTATTCGAAACGGAACCCAAGGGGTTCTCTGAGATCATGGGATACGCCGCCACCTTTAAAAAGCCCGTGGTGCGTTGGATCCCAGGCCAGGGGTGGATCGGCGACAAGGACGACGTGAAGAAGATCATTGCCAAACGCGGTCAGCAGACCATTGTCATGACGGACAAGTACTTTGACGTAATGGGTCTCGGCAACTATGAGGAGGCTCTCTTGGCTATCGTGAAGAACGGCTGGGCTCCGCGTTTGCTCCTTAAAGCCCCTCCGACCTATAAAAAGATTGACGGCATTTTCTACATAAACAGATCCATAGCCCTCGAGGACCTGCGCGACGAGCTCAAGAAGCTCCCTGCGTCCATGGTCGACAGCATTAGCATATATGACGAGAAAGTCGGTGGCGTCCCGGCTATAGTCCTCAAGCTCAAGAGCCCCAAGTGGACCTATCAGTTCTTTAAGAACGGCACCGTGCTTTTCACAGGTATCAAGGACCCTTCGGAACGCGAGGCGCCCAAGAAGCTTTTCAAGGAGTTTTTCGCAAAATACGAGATGGTTCCATTCCTTGCTTTCAACCTCGCAAATTCCCCTGCGATAAAGAAACCTGCAAAGGGGGGCGACGCTGCGGCCAAAAAGGCCAAGTTGGCAAACAGGTACCCACTCGCCAGCTCGTGGGACGCCACGCGTCAGGGTTTCTACGTGCGTCCCGGTACGAACGGCAAACCGCGATTCTACAAGTGGCGCAAGATGGAGCGCAACATCACTACGCGCGAGTGGATAAATCGCGGTGCCATGGGACTTGGTAAGAAGAACGCCGTCGTGGTCGCCACGGCGTTCAACAAGGCGGGCATCCCCATTCCCACCGCGACGCGCAACATCTTCACCCGGCTTGGCTTTCCACTCGAAGAGCCACGAAGCGCTTCGGTCGCGGCCGGGCCCAAAAATCGTCGCGCCCCGGGCTGGAACGCGACCAAAGAGGGCTTTTACGTGCGCCCTGGGCCTGGTAAGCAGCCGTACTGGTTCGCAATCCCCGCGGGACTCGCCTCCGGTCGCAAGACTGTGATAAAGACGTACACTGACGCCGGACGCAACATCCCTGCGGCGGTCCGTGCGATTTTCAAGATTCCCGCAAATGTCAAGACGAACGTGATGGTTATGGGCAACGAGGCGTTCAAGCCCGGTCTGCAGCACCTTGTCACCATGGGTCTGAACCAGATCCTGCGCATCAACAACCGTCAGGCGACGCGCCTCACAAAGGCGGAGCTCCTGGGTGTGGCGCGCAACATGGGCATTCCAGAGGCGAATGCCAAGATGGCACCGGCCGATCTCATAAGTCTGATCCAGAAAAAGGCGGGAGTTTACAAGCCTGTTCGCAACGCCAACCTTGTGGTCAATGGCGTGTATTACAGATTCATGAACAACGGCCGTGTGGAAAAGACGACGGGTCAGGGCATCCAGACTCGGCGCGCGTGGGCAACCCTACCAGCCGAAGAGCAGAATAAGATCGCAAAGACTCTTCTTCCCTCCAATTTACATCCGGAATACAATGCCACCACCAAGGCGAACAAGTTCAATACCCTTCGAGCTTACCTGGCAGGCAAGAAACCCGTGGTCACTAAGGCCCCGAGCCCGCCACGCAAGGCGACGCCGAGCCCTTCATCAGCGGGTTCCAACAACAACAATGCGCTGGCTCTTCAGTTCGAGTATGCAGTTCGTCTCGGACAGAATCTAGGGAACCTTTCTCGCCCAGGAAACGAGATGCTCTTTATGAACATTCACCGCAAACTGCCCATGGGTGCACGTGGAAAGCCACTCAAGGCGGCGGTGAACCAAGCGTATAAAAAGTTCGTCAAGGAGACGGCGGCCGAACGCAAGAACGAGCCATCCAAGGCGCGATTCGTTACAAGAATTAAGGTTCCAAATTGGATGCCGACCAACAAGGTTCAAAAGTACAAAAACTTGGTGGTTAGCTTGGCGTTCCAGAAACCCAAACCTGCTCAGAAGAACATCAAGGAGGCCATAAGAGGCTGGATAAACCGCGAGGTGCCAATGAGCCCGGCGCGCGCCGCCCGTGAGGTCGAGAACGTCATTACGGGCGAGAAGCGTGTGATCCCTGCTTACGTGCCCACGCGTCGGGCGACCCCCTCGATCCCCAAGAGAAGCCCTCCACCTAAAAAGAGCCCCAAGCCCAAAAAGTACAACGCTTCCAAGAGCCCACGGCTCCAGAAGGAGTACGCACTTCCCCGCAACCGCTCGGCGATTCAGAACCTAAATAACGCAATCGCAAATATGGGGCTACCTACCGGATCCAAGAACACATACACGTGGGCGGGTCTCGCACGGGCGGGTCTGAACGCCAAGTTCCGCAACAACTGGCTCAAGCACGTGGCGGTCTCTTAGACGCACTTCATGAGATCGAAAATCTTGTGGAGCAAGTTGAAAAGCTCATTCTCGTCACCTGAAATTTGAGAAGGGTCGATAATCTCCATCTCAATCTGATACGTCGTGTCCTCATCAGAGTCCTTGTCGTCAGGCGTACCCTTGACGATGGTCATGTCGATCGACAAGTTCTTCCTCACAAACGACCAACGCTCCTTGGTCGTTTGCTTGGTACTCGTCTCATCACCGTCGTACTCGAAAGGCTCTTCGGTGCTCACACCCAGCCGGACGTTGAAAGGCGCCGATTCCATATTGAAATCATCCACGAGTACACGCTTCTTGATATGACCAACCTGCTCGTCCGTCTCCTCATCAACGGTCAGGCGCTTATTGCCCTCGAAATAGTACACGGTCGCGTTGGTGTGCTTGGTCGACTCCCAGCCGTCATACTTGCGAAGGGCCCTCGAGACCTTGTCAAACACGGCGGGTCCCACATTCGTGTCGAACCCCTTTCCAGAAGGGCGCCCAAAGCGAAACTCAATCTCAGTATTGGCTTTGGTCGCGTGTCGACGAATCAGGGGCTCCCACTTGGTGAAGAGAGGACGTGACATCGGATGAGCGCTCATTTGTTTAGAGAAATAACGCGTGAACCTTTTAAGACGAGATGCGAGGGTTGTGGAACCTCGGCAACACCTGCTTTTTCAATACTGCGGTTCAGTGCTTGGCCCACGTCCCTCCGCTCACAAAGCATCTTTTTTCACTCCCGCCGTACGAAGGGCCCTGTGACATCACCCGTGAATATCAGAAGCTCACAAGGGAACTATTTATGAAAGACCGATCAGATGCCGTGAGCCCGAGTGATCTGCTCGGCGCCTTCAGGGTCCGGTTTCCCCAGTTTGCCAATCAAGGTCAGCACGATGCTCAGGAGGTTATCCTTTTGCTCATAGACGTTTTTGAAAAGTCTTTAGGTAAGGAACTTATTCAGGAAATATTCAACGGGGAGGATTCACAGGAGACTTTGTGGGACACTGGAATGTCTACTGTGAAAACTCCTTTTACTACGTTGGTACTAGATGTGAGTGAACCGTGTCGCCTCCAGGACCTCATAGACGACAGGCTTGAGGAGCAGCCCATCGAAGGCTACGTGGATTCGAACGGAAAGACGCATGAAATGGCAGCCGTGCGACACCGGGTATCAAAGTGGCCCAGAATCGTGAGCTTTTCATTCTCTATGTACGATTATAAATTTCCCATCGAAATTCCTTTCGAATTTGAGGGACGCAAACTGTTCGCATGTGTTTTACACCAAGGGGTTCAGAGGGGAGGACACTACGCATTGCTCGTGAGACGCTTTAACAAGTGGTATCTGAAGGATGACGAAACGGTAAAAGAAGTGGAACCTACTAATTTCAAAGGGGAATTCTATCAAGCTTGGTATCGCCCGTGATTTCACCGAGCTGGATATTCTCCCGGATGTTCACGATGGTCCTGAAATATGTGCGGCGGTTGTTGGCGTGGGTCTTGTCGGTCCGGACCTTTTCCACAAACCACCCGAGATCCCCGTACCCACACTCCACTATGGTACCGTCGGGAAGGTCCTTGCGCACGTGCCGCATATGAAGCTCCGCCTCTTTGTACAGCTCACCCCGATCCTGTACAAAAAGGTCTATGCCATTTAGCAATTGAAAATCAATAGTGATGCGATCACGAGGCTTCCACTTGAACATTGTCTCATGGGTCCCCATACGGATAGGCTCACGGATAGGGGTCATGACGATGCCGTCCGTCTCGTAATCGAATGAATTTAGATCAGGAATTGGCTCTTCAAAAAGTCTGTACATCTTCTTGACCCTCACGTCGAACGGAGCCGCCGCCGTCTTGATGATACCCTTTGTGACCCCTCGGGCCTTTTCGAGCCTCTGATCAAGGGGTAGATCCATAAGGTTCTCACCCTTCACAAGCACCGCGTCGTGAACCACGAAAGCCATCTTTTGATTTTTAAGCTTTACGAGTTCGCCATCGAGCAAAGTGTCCTTTGGAATCCGGATCTTGACTGATTCAACCTGAAACGCACGATTCACAATAAAAGTGCCCTCGGTGGTGCTGATCAAAAACTGACGGACGCCGTCAGTCTTTTCACACACAAAATAGGGCTGGCGTTTCAAGAGAGCAAAGTGTCTTCGCTCGATGGAAACGGGTTGGGGGCCCGGAAACCGACTGGCATCAGTAGACTTCCATGCGTCCCTTATAAATTCATTCATAATCTAAATTCGCAGCTAGTCTCTAAACCACGAATCGCGTAGCGATTTAGTCGCCACGCAATCACGAGTCGCGTAGCGACTCGGTCTCTAAGGCGCGTCTAGGGCGCCAACTGAACCCCTGCAGCCTCGAGGATATTTCCGAAACACTCATGGACGTAGTGGCACACTACCAGTGCCTCGGACGCGACACCAATTTTTACCCCAATCTTGGAAAGGGCCGAGAACATCTCTTCATTATTTTCAAGTGGAAGTTTGATTGGATCCTTGCCGCCCCGAATCTTCTTGTCCACGGGCTTGGCGTCCATGGCCCACACGCGCGCCGACGTCTTGACGCACTCGTACAGACCTGGGGCGAGCTTCTTACCCACCTCCGTGTCAAAGTTGAGACCGCGCTGAGCCGCTGGTTCGGCCGTACCCGCCTTGGTCTTCTTCTCAAACTGCTCCCAGTTGATCCCCTCCACGACCGACGGGAATACCAGAACCTGAACACCCTTGTCGAAGGGGTCCAGAACCTTGTGAAGAATTTCCTGATTCAAATTAGTTCCGTAATCCATCCAAAAGATGCGCTCGCCGCTTTTTATAACCTTGGAAAGAGATGACTTGTTCTCAACGAAATGAATCTCCAAGTGGACTCCACGCATCATACAAAGCATATTTACGTTTAACATTGTATGTAGAGTCGTGGCGCTAATTGATTTATTTCTTGTAACCGCACATATATGAATGACGGTCATTGAGGTTTAAGAGGGGCTAGGTTTTAAGTCTAAACCAACTTCCATCTTTATTTTTTCGCTGTTTAGATACTCTAGTAGACATACTGCTAATAGCAACACCTTCTTGTCGTGCCGCGTCTGACATGCTTATATATTCTTTTAGTATTGTTCCATCCTTCGATACTTTCTCTATAGACTTAACTTTATCGTCCACAATTAAATTTTCCAACTCTTCAGATGTCAATGGACCGTCGTTTGTGCGTTTCCAAATCCACCCACCAGCGGTCTTTCTTCCCAAAGAACAAACTCTAGTTATATTTTGAGTATGAACATTAGACGCCAACTCCGCTTCAAAAAGGCTATCATAAACAGCCAGAAGTTCGCCATTTAAATTGTATTGTGAAACAGAAACGGCATTTGAAGGCATAACTGAAGCTTTGGATATTTCTGGATAAATATGACTATATCCTGAAATTTTTTTACATTTGTCAATAAAACTCCGAGGATCTAAATTTCCTTTCATAAAGTTGCATATTGTACAACATGAAACAGAGTTTTCTAATGTATAATCAAGTGAATTGTCTTGACGATCAATTCCAGAAACTTTAGAATTTTTATAAGAAAAATCTGAACAGTAAAAACAAGCGGATGTTATCAGTTTAATTGCTTCTTCATCTTTTAATAGAAATTCAATGTTCCTGTTTTTGGCTTCAGATTTGTACGCCTTTAGTATACGTTGTATTGCCTTTTCGGACATTCACCTAAACACTCACCGTACTCTTAAGCCGCTCTTCCAGACTACCGATGAAACGGATATTTCCCACGTGGCCTAGTACGGTCATGACGTCGGCGTAAATCTTCCCGCCCATCTGTTGCCAACGTCGGCAAAAGGCGTAATCCTCCGACAGGTACCGGCGCGACTCTGGATCGATCATACAATCGAAAACTGCAACATATTTCTCGAGGTCACGATTCTGGTGGTCATTCACGCACTCGAGCTCCGGGTACCGCTCGTGCATCTTCGTGAACACGTCACGCTTGATGAGCATGAAACCCGTTGGGCCGTCCAGAACCTCCGCGAATCCATTCAAAATCTGGGTATTCTGAGACTTGAAATTCATCACGAGGGACGCCGCGACCCGAGAAAGGTCCTTGCCCGTCCCACCGTTCTTGAGGTGCTCGTCGACGCTGTCCCACATCACGCACTTCTTGGGATAACAAGCCACCGCCACTTCGTGATCAGACTTGATGAGACGCATCACTGATTCTGGGTCAAAATGAACGTCGGCATCGATAAACAGAAAATGGGTCGCTTGCGTCTTTTGGTAGAAGCGAGCGACGGCCAGATTGCGGGCCCGGTGGACGAGCGACTCATTCTCGGTCGTGTCGAGCATCATCTGAATGCCGTTCGCCGCGCACGTGCGCTGTAGACGCAGCATGGACTCGGCATAGGCCTGGAGACAAACGCCACCATAGCACGGTGTGCTTACGAAAAGGGTAATCTGTCCGCTCATTACACCTTAAACTCAACTGCTCCTTAAGTTGCGCACAATCGCCTCTATCTTTCCCAAGGTGGGTGCCGACACGCCGCAGATTCTACATAATTCATTCTTGTCGGGCCCAAATCCGGACTCTTTCAAAACGCTAAACATGATCGCAGCCGCCACCGCCTTGGGGGTCCGCCCCTGGAGCTCCACACACTCCTCCATCTCTTTACAAACCTTGGTGATTTTCATCTTGATGCGACCTCGGTGATCCATGGGAACGCACGTGATGTCGTTGAAGAAGCGAGGGATCAAGTTGGCGCTTCCAGTGACGTGGACCTCCGTCTCGGGCATCTGCTCCTGATACATGTCAAATGTCCGGGACAAGTCGCGCGCAGGAATCCCAAACGCGTCGGCAATCTCCTTGGTCGTGCGAGCAACCCCCGCCTCCCGACACGCCTGGAAGACGCAGTTCGCCTTGATACCGCTACGGACCGCCCCTCGCGTTAGGACCGCCTCGTTGAACGCCTTGTACTTGATCTTAACCTGATACATTACGCTATCAGGAAGGCCAAGAATCTGTTTACCCACCTTGTCGAGATCCTGGTAGGCGTGAAACAGCGCACGGTCCTTGTGATTCATTGAATTGTGTAGGTTGATCATGGCCAAGCGCTTCTGCTGGTAAGAAGCCTGTTTCGCGACGCTCATGATCGTCGAGGCTCCCCAGGCGGCCGAGAAATGGTCGGTGTTCACGGGGGCGCCCACGCGGGAGGGGTCCGCCTTACACTCGTCGCCACCAGACCGCCATTCAGGTTCTTCAGAAACAAACTCGTAGTCGACTCGCCCACAGTCTATACAAACGGGCAAGTCGTCAAATACGGTGTACTGTCTCTGTCCGCCGCAGTGTTCGCACATATAATCGGCATGGGCCCGAATTTTAAGTTCAGGTTCGGGCCGCGGCCTACACAATTCAAAATCAGACCAGATTTGGTCCAGTTCACACATTTTGAATTGAAATTATCAGTGGGCGCGCCCCCTTGGCCTGGAAAAAACCTGTTTTTTCTTTAATGAGCGCTCCAGTCGTCGATCACGCCAAACGTGCGGCCGTCCAGGAGATTACGTCCAAGTCGCCCTTCAACGTCTTCAACATTGTGGCGGTCGTCGCAATTCTCGTGATTGGCTATTTCCTGTACAAGAAGTTCACCGACAAGTTCCAGAAGGGCGCCATCAGATTCCCTTCCGTTGTTCCAGCCTCGGTCAGTTCGGCGGAGGCGGCGCCGGTTGTGGTCGAGACGTCACCTGATGTGATCCCTGAGCCGGGTGTGAAGGAGGAGTGAGACCAAGAGAGTCCCGAAGGGACTCATCCTTGAGATCTCAGCGCCAAACCCCGTCAACCACCTTCCACTCCAGGCACCGGTCCGCGTCCATGTACACGTCACGTTTCAGCAGCTTTTTCAGGTCCCGCTCGGGAATCTTGGTTTCGCGCGTATAAATATCCTTAAATCGATCCATAAATTGGGATAGATTCTCCATCTGATCCTTGAAATCCTCAAACTTCCCCCAGGTCCCGTCCATATTGAGTTGATGAATCAATACGTACGAGTTCTCAGTCATGTGCCGAGTCCGGCCACCCAAAAGAATGAATGTGGCGGCCGAAGCGCACACGCCGTCAGCAATCGTCCGAATCTTGACGGACCTTTTCAGCGACCGAATGCAGTCCATGGCACTCAGGCCCGCGTGGAGGTCGCCGCCGTCGCTCCGAATCCAGACGCGAATTTCTGGACGCCCCTTGATGCCCAAGTCGAGGTACTTGTGATTGAGTTCTAGAGCCAATTTCTTCAGTTTCATATTCAGTTCGAGGACGGTCACCTCAGCAACCTCGCAGTGAAAGTACACATCAGAGCCCTGAATCTTCACGTAGGATTCCTCCTCTGAAGAGCACGGTTCGCAATTGCTTCCACACATTGTCTCTTGAGAGAAGAAATGGTCTTTGCTTTTAACCTCGACAGGGGGCTCAGATGGTTCAAAATGTCAATGTCTGAAGGTTCGAGTTCGTACTCTAAAAAGGTTTCGAAATCCCCATGCTCTATTCGGGACCTTATGAGAAGTAGAGCCTCCGTGTCTAGATTGCGGTGTGGAATTTTGTTAGAAATTGAATTAATTTTTTTGTGACGCATACACATGTTCTGGTACTTGGTCCACGTGGAACCGGGTCGGAGCTTGTTACCCAATGTGTGAGCTATCTCCGTCGCTGGTAATATACACCCCCACAGATTGAAATAGGAAAGGAGTTCCCAGTCCCCAGCATAGACCCTCGTCTCTACTACATCGGCTATGCTCAGGTAATTTGATATAATCTCCATATTCCCCTTGGAGTCTGGATAATTTTCATGTAAAATTGAGGCGATGTTCCCAGGTTCCTGAATGGGGTGACCTATATAATCCACCGGATTCACATTTGATGCCCTGCTTACCAAATGGGATATGAATTCCCTAGGCCCCTTGAAGTCATCACGACCGTCGGATGCGAACGTCAGGCTCTGCTTGACCCGCCTCAGGTCCCCGTTACACGTGGAGATGATATGGTCACTCGCGCTCGGGAAGAGGCCCTTTATGGCCGCTGGATCCGGTACAGGAAAATCATACGTCTTAATTTCAAAACTAAATTTAATTGGAATTTGTGAGATTACTACAAACAGACCATTGGTCGGAGGGCCCGTTATTTCACGGAGTCCCACGAGGTCATACACGCACTCGTACTCGTCCAGTACGACTGGTGTATTTGTTCCATGAATTTTGTTTAAAAAATCAATAGTATCCTGTTTGCTCTTCAGAATTTCAGAAGTGAGTTCAACACAGGGTGAGAGCTCCTTGTGAACCGTCCAGGTTTTGCCTATACCCGACCTGCCCATGACGCACACAGCAGGTCCCAGCTTCGTAAACTCGTGTTCATTTTTTTGGACGCCTTTAGAAAGGTAGCGATCCATGGCTGTCGATGATTCTGACGATGAGTCTCTCACGCGCCAAGTTCTTAATATGGTTCTGGAAAACAACGCAGTGTTCCCTTATTTGACTGGATATTTGGTTTTCAACGTCATGATCCTCATTCTTCTTATTTATATCTCGGTTAAGATTAGCTTGAAATGAGCGTGACGGTTTCTAGGGCCCGTAACGGCATCCACAAGTTCACGGCCGTGTTCCCAGACGGTTCCAAGGTTCATTTTGGCCGGCAGGGCTACTCGGACTACACGAAACACAAGGACCCTGTGCGTATGAAGCGTTACTTGACCCGGCACGGAGGGAGCTCCGCTCCCGGAGCGCGGGGAACCCGCTCCTCCCGCGAGAACTGGACGCGCTCAGGCGCCAAGACGGCCGGGTTTTGGGCCAGATGGATCTTGTGGTCCAGCCCAAGTCTCTTGGGGGCCAAACGCAGGACAGAAAAGGTTCTGGGGAAAAAAATCGTACTAAAGTAATAATGGGTTTCACAGACGCTCTTATGCCTATGATGTTTTTCATAATTTGCATCTTCGGTATTGCGCAGTCGTCCATCACGATCAAGACGTACCTGGACACGAAAAAGGCGAAGGACACTAGCTTCAATTTTTCGGCGGTCATTCTGACCGTGTCGCTCATCGGTCTGTTTGCCAGTGGCTTCATGACGTACAAGGTGGTCAAGGGCGGGTCCAGCGCGAACGCCTCGAACGCCGCAGCCGAGGCGGCGGTTGCCAAGCCGAACATCGGCGCTCAGCAGATGGGGCTGGCCAATCAGCTTGAGAATGTGGCCGCCAACGCCGCTCAGCGCGCCGCCAAGGCTGCCGAGGGTGCCAAACTTGCGAATGCCCTTGGCGCTACACTCGGTCAGTTAAAAAAGGCGAATTAAATAGAGGTATGACTCCTAAAATCATCGGACTCGCTGGTCGGGCCCGTTCAGGAAAAGACACGGTAGCGACTCTCTTCGGAAAGACGCATCGGGTCGTCAGATTTGCTCAACCCATAAAGGAGGCGGTAAAGGCCCTTTATGGATGGAGTGACGTTGCAGTGGAAACGGATATCAAGGACTCTGTGGACCCACACTGGGGTGTGTCACCGCGTTCAGCTATGGTTCAGGTGGCGCAGTCTACACGGATGTTCGTGGCGAATGACTTTTTCGTCACACGCCTTTTCGACTCTTGGGAAGGGGACGCGATTGTGATTCCGGACGTCCGGTACAAGCACGAGGTGGACGCGATTCACGCAAGAGGAGGAATTACGATTAAAATTACACGCGAGGGCATTCATAAGCACGACATAGAGTTCACTGTCGATGAGCTAGAGACAACCTACCAGATTACCAATAACGGGTCTCTAGACCGTCTTCGCCGACAGGTCGACGGTCTGGGTCTGACCTGAAGCCTGGCTGGACATGGCTGCGCTCAGGACGCGCATGGCATCGGGTGTGCGGGTCGCGTCGTAATTCATCGTACAGCCAGGAGCGATGCCGATGGAACTCGCCTCGGCGAACGCATCCTGGTTGGCGCCCAGGTACGCAAACGTCCATCCGTCCTTGGTCTTTTGCTCGATCAGGTCCTTGATATGAGCCTTGGTAAACTTGTGGCTCGAATTCTCTTGGCCATCAGTCAGAATCGCGACTGATGGGTTTGAAGACGCCTTCCAGTCCTTGATGAGACGCCCAATGGCGTCCAGAAGAGCAGTCGAGCCGCGAGGCTTGTACGTCTCGCGAGAGAGAGACGTGACATCGCCAATATTGGTACGCTCGTAGGTCAGCTGGTACTCGTGGTCAAACTGGATCAGGGTCAGGGTTCCACCCGTAGCCTTCTGCTCATTCAAAAACGCGTTGAATCCACCGATCGTGTCGTCCCAGCAGGACTCCATAGAACCAGAGCAGTCGAGGAGGAACACCCTATCCATGGTGGTGGTGCTTACTTTGATAACGAACGAGGCCTGGCTTTAACTCGGGTAACCTTCTTTGCTTTTGTGTTGAGTGTTCTCAGTCGATGAGACTCTGGCGTCCGCATGACACTTTTTTGTGTCGCCTCGAGGAGCAATTTCATCCATCGAGGCATCTTGTTGTTCCCGTACCCTTTGGGGCCATAGTTGGGGGACATCTTAACTTTACTTGAGAATTCTTTTTGGCCGGGTCGGGTTAGGTGGCGCGTTTCACCATTTAATTTTAATTGAGAATTAAAAACAGATGGCACTTCATATAGTCACCGCCCATTGGAAAGAGGATCTTGAATGGCTCAAAAAGTCCAAGTGGCCGGTGATTCTCATAGACAAGGAGGGCGCGGACCCGAGTTGGCTCGTGCCCCAACACGTCATACCAAACTTTGGTCAAGAAGTTTCCGCGTACCTGAAATATATCATCGAAAACTATGACAACCTTCCCGAACACGTGGCGTTCATTCATGGTCACGAGACGGCGTGGCATCAGTATCATGAGCACCCACTTCTTGAAGTAATAGAAAAGGCCCGTATTCACGATTACGAATTCATACCTATTAATAATTGGTACAGAACATATGAATTCTTAAACGAGGAAAAGGACGACTATATGAAAATAGAAGACATGTGGTCTAAATATGAATTTCCATTTAAAAAACCTCCAAAATATTTTGAAATGGACTGTCCTTTAGGGGCTCAGTTTATAGTCTCCAGAAACAGGATTCTCCGGAACCCTCTGAATTTATATCAAAATTGGTATGAAAAACTAAAGACGGATGACAAGGTCCGGTCAACTACATTTTTTGAATTGGTGTGGCATATAATTTTTGGGGAATTTTGGAGTCTCCCTACAAATCAAAATTGGTTTGAATTCAAAACAGAAAGGACGAGGGCATGGGCTCTTTAAAAATAAAATCTCCAGAAGACCTAGAAGTCTTACTTCTGATGGTCGGGGTCGGGGTTCTCGCGAACCTCCTCCACACACATAAACCTGAAGATACCTTTTACGTTTACGAACTGGGCATTCTAGAACGGGCGTACAAAGAGTGGACGCGGGTATTCCCGACCATCCGTCCATTCTACGCCGTCAAATGTAATCCGGATCCAAGAATCGTAGAAACCCTCGCGAACTTGGGTTCTTCGTTCGATTGCGCAAGTCCAGCCGAGATTGATCTCGTGTTAGGAATGGGCGTCGAGCAAGAACGGATCATCTACGCGAATCCGTGTAAACGCCGTCAGGAGATTGCACATGCGAAAAACTTAAATATCAAATTGACAACCTTCGATTCAGAATGTGAATTGGAAAAACTAGCGGAGGGGGGGTGGCATCAGGTCATCCTCCGTATCCGGGCCGACGACCCAGAGGCTCGTTGCAATTTAGGAATTAAATATGGAGCCGAAAAACATGAATGGTCGGACCTCATGATGCGGTGTCAGACCCTAGGTCTTGCATTGGTTGGAATTTCCTTCCATGTGGGATCAATGGCCAAGAACCCATCTGCATTCAAGAATGGAATTATGTTGGCCATAGAGGCTGCCGAGTTTTCCAAGAATTTCAATTTTGATCCAAAAATAATAGACATCGGGGGAGGTTTCTCATCCACCAACGTCTTTGACCTCGGTCCTGTACCTGATCAGATCAATGAAACTATTTCCAATTTAGATCCAAAATATATTTTCATAGCCGAGCCGGGAAGGTACATGGTCGAGCACATGGCGACCCTTGTGACTCCGGTCATGGGGGTCAAGGGGGAAGGGGTTACTATTTCAGAGTCTTTATACGGGGCATTCAATTGTGTACTTTTCGACCATGCTGAACCGGTACCAGGATTTTTTACCGACGACCAATTTTTAAACGAAATTAAAAGTCATCAGGTCCCAAGAATTTTGTTTGGTTCGACGTGTGATGGGGGTGACATAATTTCAAAACAAATTCAGCTTCCAGAAACCTTGAGTGAGGGGGACTGGATCGTGTGGCCACGCATGGGGGCTTACACGTCAGCAGCAACCACCCGGTTCAACGGTATACCATTCAACGAGAGGCCAGTGTTTGTAGTTAAGGAATAGTTCAGTCATTCAATCAATGGAAACGGCCGATGTCGTAGGTTTGATAATTTTCGTGGGAACGGTCGGCGCGTACACGTTCATCCTCTTGGGGTGCCTAGAAAGGAGTCTCAAGAAGGTGGATCGAGTTGTGAAAAAGTGCGAGGAGGACGCCAAGTACGTCAATTAAGGCGCAAGTCGCCTATAAATCAAATGTTCGCCACCTCGAACGCACAGGAGCTCAAGGCGCTTTCGTACAAGTGCATCTTTGACAAGAAGAGCCCCACTTCCGGGCGGGTTGCATCCGCCATCATCTACGCGATTGTTCGTGCGGGTGAGATTATCGACTGGTGGTTTCCTGTTAAGGCTTCGGAGCCCGTAAAAACCAAGTAAAATGATCTACGTCATCCGTGACATCCAATACGACTGCAACTTGGTATACGTCGAGACGCGCGAGGAGGCGATCAAGATTTGCGCCGAGATGCCAGGCGTGTTCACATGGGAACCACTCGATCTGTTTAGCGATTGAAATAATTTTCTTGTGTAATTATAATGAAAGAGATGATTGAGACGATCGAAGAAGTGAAAGAGACGGCTGATCAGGTGATCGAGACGATCGAAGAAGTGAAAGAGACGGTCGAAGAAGTGAAAGAGACGGTCGAAGAAGTCATCGAGACGGTCTCAGTCGAAGTAAAAAAGGCGCATGGTATTCTGTCAAAGCTGCTCGCGTGTTTTAGAGGTGAGGATCGTGTGTAAATTAATGGATGTAAAAACGAAATGGGACATGGTCGTCAATGACCGTGCGTTTCGACGAAAATTCACAGGCTGTAAAGGCGATTACGACATTTCAAAGTGTCGCAGAATCGTACATCCGAAAGGGACATTATACGTGCCCATCTCGGATGACGAGGGTCATTTCATGGCGTACGAGTTTATAGGGTCGGCCGTCATACGCGTTTTCGATCCGGCGCACCCGAAAAGCCAGTACGGTGGTCACGTCGACCGCGCCCATATTTCAAAATTATCCGGACGCCGAGTCGTGGTGTGCAAGGACCATCCTCAATGGCACGAAGAGGATACGTTCTGTGCAACGTGGACACTCGCGTGGCTTCGGCCCGACATGCGTCACCTCACGGAACGGCGGGGGTGTTAGAGACGGTGTGCGTGTGAAGAGTAATGAACGAAGGACAGCAAAGTATCCTTGAAAAGGTCCGGTCCGGTTTGAATGTCTGCATCACAGGTGGAGCTGGCGTTGGAAAGAGCTTCCTCATCGGTGAGATTTCCAGCTCTCTTCGAGACACAAGGCACTTGGCCGTGACGGCGATGACCGGTTCGGCCGCACTTCTCATCAGGGGTACGACCCTTCACAGACGCTTGTCACTCCGTCTCGCCAAGGGGACCGCTGCTGAAATCGCCCACGCCATCTCTAAATACCGCAGGTTCACCGCCTATTATGACATTTTGGAACTGGACCTGCTTATCATAGATGAGTGCTCTATGCTCAACGACGTCCTGTTTGACAAGGTTTCACGAGTCCTTCAAATTTTGAGGGAAAATTCAAAACCGTTCGGTGGCATCCAAGTGGTTCTCGTCGGTGACCTGTACCAGCTCCCACCGGTGGAGGGTCAGTACTGCTTTCAGTCGTCCGTTTGGCCCAAATGCCATTTTGAGATTTGCGAGTTGACCCAAAACATGCGTCAGAAGGATGACGAGCCGTTCATGGAGATGCTCAAGCGGCTCAGACTCGGCCGGTGCTCTCGTGAGGATCTGACCGTTTTGCGCTCACTCAAAGACACTCAATTTCCGGAAGGAATTGAGCCCACCAAATTGTACTGTAAAAATATAGATGTGGACCGTATCAACTCCGAGGCTCTCCAAAAGATAGGCAGTCAACTCTTCACGTATCCGACCAAGTACACGGGGTCTTCTGAAGCGTCGGTACAGTATGCGAAGGCGGCAAACGTCCCAGAACAGGTGACGGTGTGTATGGGTGCGCAAGTGATGGTAACGTACAACTACCTTCCAGGAGCGGGACTCGTGAACGGAACGCGAGGGGTCGTGACCGCCCTTGATCAAAAGACCGTCACGATCCGTCTACTCGATGATCGGGAGGAGATAATCCCGTACATCAAAATTGAACAAGATGACGACCCTGATGTCGGGCTCGACTTCATGCCCCTCAAACTAGCCTGGGCCGTCACCATCCACAAGTCACAGGGAATGACTCTTGACGCAATCGAGATTGACATTGGTTCGAACATCTTTACGGTCGGTCAGGCGTACACAGCCTTGAGCCGCGCCCGAAGCCTCAAGTCTGTGCGTGTGGTTGACGTGGCAGCTCGGTCGTTCTGTACGAGCAAAGACGTGATTGATTTCTTTGGAAAATAAACTTAGAGACGACACCCTCTTGAACACTAAATGAGCCTCTCGGCCCTCTGCAAGGTTTGCCTGTACTACAACCCCGGTGACAAGACGTGCGCCCGCTCGATCGTGGCCGTGAGCAAGGGAAAGGTCTTCCACGATTACGCCAAGGCGGTCCGTCTCGACAAGAACCGATGCGGGCCGAAAGGCAAGTGGTACGACGAGGTCATGGGGCCGGATGGCCTCTCGAAGAAGACGGTACTCGATGATCTGTTTGAAGATTTTGATATGTAATTTTTATGTTCCCTAATATAAATGGACTTTTACACTTTGATATTCTGGATTGGTTTTCTGACCCTGATCATCATTCACGCGCAGATGCTCAACACGAGCACGCGCCACGCGGTCATTTCGATCGTCGCCGCGTCAGCGATGTTCCTAGGCTCCAAGATTGGGAGAGAGTTTTTGGGCATTGGTATTTAAGGCTTTGTTGCGCATTGTTAGTAAGAAATGATATTCACCTGGCTAGAAGACGATGAACTTCGCGAAATAGGGTGGTCCGACGAGCACATACACAGTGGTCTCGTCGCTCAGGTGGCGGCTTTCTTTTTCGTGAAGGACAAGGATGACGTGTACAACGTCCGGCGCAACTTTATACGCGGAACGTACGACTGTGAAGAGAACGTGACGTTTCGAGGCGAGCAATGGGCGGCTCTCATCACGACCTGGATTTAAGTGCAAAAAATGGCGGGATTTTCACTAAACGCGGGCCAGTAGATCTTGTGCTGATTCCGTTTGAGAAGGTCGATGGCGCCCGGGTTGCTCGAGAGGTTGATCCAATTGATACGGTCGAGATTGCGTTCGAGCAGAGGGGACGCGGCCGGGTTTTTGGAAAGATCGAACCAATTTATCTTTTCGGGGTGCTGTTCCAGGATGGGAATCGCGAACGGGTTTGTCGAGAGCATGCCCCAGCTACTGTGATCCAGCCGGTCTAGGTTTTGGGCAACGATGTGCATCGCGGCCGGGTTGGGATTCTGGGTCAGTTCAAAAAGGTACCGTTTGGACAGTATGGTCTCGTGTGCGGCGGGGTTGAGGCAGATGTCGCGGCGGGAGATGAAGCGCTTGTTTTGTGAGAGATATGGTACGGCACTGGGATTTTGTGAGAAAAAGTAGCGATCGATCTTGTCTGTGTTGTGCAAAAGCAAAGGGACGGCTGCGGGATTTCTCGAAAGCCAGCGCCACCAAATGCGGTCCTGGTGCCTTTCGAGAAATTCGAGATCGGAGACCGATTCGGAGACGTGGATCCATGAGAGCCGATCGAGGTTGTTTTCTAAGATGGAGCTCGGGGCTTTGGGGTTCATGGAAAGACCCCCGACACAGATGAGGTGGGGGTTCGCCATGAGCACATCTATCGCGTTCGGATTGCGGGAGAGGGCCGTTTTGTCGAGTTTGTGGAGCGGGATCCACGGGAGGAGTGCCATTTTGGTGTGGAAAGATAGTCACGACGCCGGGCGTGACGGGCACACAACACGTTTTTTAACAGTTTCATCACGACATGGATTTAGACGAACTTGACGTTCATAAGATCGCGACGGTAGACGGCTCGGCGGTTGATGGGGTCTTTAAATACAACGTCAGACCCTTTCATTCTCAGGATCGTGCGCCACTTTTTACCTTGCGCGAGGCGTTCGATCGTGTTCTTATTGTAAAATGTGCGCCGACTACGCATCGCACCGTTGGCCTGTAGACGTTTTTTGATCACCATGACCGCCTCGTTTCCGGACTTGAAGTTATTATACGACACGGGGTCTGAGGCGTTCGCCGGGAGCTTTATTTTGACGACGTTCTGGTGGACCGTGTGAGGACGAGCCGCGAGCCATTTTTTAAGAGCACCGGACGCCTTGGAGTAGTTGGGGGCACGAGCGGCTGCGGCTGCGGCGTTGAGAGCATCTTGGTCCGCGTATTGGGCGCGCCACGCCGCCCATGCTTGATTGTTGTTCATCGAGTTCGAGTTCGAGTTAGAGTTCGCGTTCGAGTTGTTATCCGTGATCCAAATCGACGACGGACGATTGGTCCACGTGCGCCCCGCCCGTGCGAGTCTTCGGAGAGCCGCCTTCGCCACTATTTCATTATTTATGGTTTTATTGTTGCGACTGATAAGTTCCATAGCGTAGTTGAACATTCTTTGATGGTTCGCGGGTTGACGCTCAAGCACATCAGCGAGACGCAACCTTGGCAAGTTTCTCAAGTTTTCACGACGATGGATAGGTCCTGTCATTTATAATATCCGCATACAATAAAATGATTCCCACCACTACCCGTCTAGCCCGCCTCCGTACACTCGTCGCAAAGACGAACGCGTCAGGCCCTGGACTCACGAACGCCAACAAGAAGCAGATGAATACCATCCTCTCCCTTGTGAATTACGACACACTCAATACGAACAATAAAAGATTGTACAACCGGGCTTTAAATGCGACTATTGGAAATGTTGAAATGAAGCGCATCTCTGGGAAAAAAGTGGGGCGCATCTTGAACAAAATAGAGGGTCCTTATTAAAGTCGTCAAGTGCTTGAAAATATAAGATGAACCCACAAATATGGGGCCAATTGCCATATGATCTCATCGAACGGGTAGCCTCGTTCGCTGATTTTGACGCGCGCCGGGCCCTAGGATTCCTGCCCCGGAGGCTCCCACGCTCGGACTTTGTGCCGCGGCCCATCAAGCCCACAACCTTCAGGTACTTTGTGGCGCTCAAGAAGCTCCTGTACATCAACTTTGACGAGTCATACGACGTGTTCACGTGGGAGGTTTATGACGGTATAGAACCAGAAGGCGACGTGTGGTTCCATGGGCCGAACGCGTCGCACAGAGGCGTTTGGCGCGGTCTCGATAGATTCATGGAATTTGATAAGAAAGGGGGTAACTTTGAGTTCCACTTTGCGGGGGCGCCGGAAATAATCTCGGACTAAAGTATGACGCCTCCTCGTCATGTTGTCATGTACATCCCCCAGGGTGCGGGTTTCACCAAGGCGAACCTGAAGGAACTCGAGCGCATCGCTCGATGGATTAAGGATGCCCAGAGCTATGGTCTGAACATTACGGAGCCCAGACAGCAGTCCACCGCGATCCTGAAACGGATAAAGGCGAATGGCGGCTACCCAAACATCGCGACTATGCAGAAAGTCATGATGCCTTACTTGATGAAGTTCCGCAAACTGAACAAGGCTCTCAACTCCAACAACAGGAACCTCGTTACTGAGAGACGCGACGCCATGTACCGCCGCGTCCAGAATGCGGCTGGAAAGTTCAAGGCGCTCCGTAACGTCGCGGCGCTGCGTCGCCCCCCGAGCCCCAGTTCACGTCGGATGGTAAGCCAGCACAACGTCGGTACGCTAGCCTCTTTGATGCGTCCATACATGCTTGCCGGTTCCACGCCCGTCACGACGACCTATAACCGGTTCATGGCCGGTCCTCCTCGGCCACGCGTCCCACGCACACCGAAACGCAAGTCCCCGAGCCCGAATCGCGCTGCGACGGTTACCCGTTCCGGCCGCCGATCCGTGAAGCCCCGTAACTAGAAAACGTGTCGTGTGAGGCCCAGGAAGCCTGGCGATCAAACCAAAACCACCCAAAAACAACCTTCTGATGAGCTACCACACCTTCTGGAACAAGTGGGAGGATGGCGACGTCCGTACCCTGACCGAGGCGTTCAATGATGCGCCCCAAGATTGCAAGGATGCCGCGTGGTACGGCTGGAACGGTCACGAGTACCACACGGCCGCTATGATGAAGGAACTTCTGGAGATGGGCTGCGACCCCAACTGGGTTGAATGCGACGACTGGTCCGTCCTTGAGTTGGTCCTCGAGTGGGGTGGTGACGAGGAGTGCCTCAAGTTGCTTGAGAAGTACGGGGCGACCCTCAAGGTTAAGAAGATCGTCGCTGAGCGCGAGCACCTCAAGAGCGGCTACGCAGCGGACCTGTTGGCCCGGTGTGAAATCGTGTAATGTGACCCCCAGTGAGCAGCGATGCGACCCCCAAAACACCCAAAAACGACCATGGCCTGTACCCTCGCCAAGTTTGCCACCGTTCCCATCAAGTATGCGCCTAAGCGCAAGTTTATTGAATTCGCCGCGCCTCAGTGGAAGAACAAGCTCGGCGAATTCAGTGATCCGGACGTCCTGAGTTGGATCAACACCCTTTATCAGGACAAGGCGTTCCCTACACAAAAAGACTTTAACAAGGC